ACAGCCCTTGCCGGAACGCCAAGTTAAGCCGCTGTTGCCCTTCCGTCATTTTATTCAGAGCTGTAACGGTGGCGGTCGCATCGTTGTTGAAGGCTCCGAGAGCCGCTTTGTGCTCCAGCCATCGCTTGGTCAGCAGGTAGATCAAGCCCGCGAGTGCCGCAACGCCTATCGCAATCGGGCCGCCAACGGCGAACGTGGCAAGCCCGGCCAGTTTCAGCGCGTTGTATGCCCCGATGAGCTTGCCGATCATCATCACCATCGGCGGGATCGCGGCGATCATCACGTACATCGCCATGGTGGCGTTTTTCTCGTGAATGTTCATCGCGGCGAACCGGTCACCCGCGGCCTTCACTGCATCACTGACGGCGGCCAACGCGCCCTTCGCAATCGGCGCGATCTGATCCCCGAATTGTCTCATCGCTGCTTTCGCGTCGTCCAGGAATGTTGACCAACGCCCGAGGAGCGTGCGGCTCTGCTGATCCATTGCCCCGCCGAATTGCCGATTGATTCCGGCCAGGATAGCAGACACCCCGGTGGCCGCGTCCAGCATCCCCTTCTCGGACAGCTTCATGATCTCTTGCGTCGTTTTGCCGGACGCCTCAGCGATCATCTGAAAGCCGTTAATCCCGATCTCGGATAGCTGAAGCATCTCCTGCGCAGTCACGCGGCCCTTGGCTTGCATCTGCCCAAGGGCGCGCGTGATACGATCCATGCCTTCCGACCCGGCGCCCATAGCAGAAGCCGCGTCCCCTATCGTGCGGAGCATCGGGACAACCTTTGACGCCTCAAACCGGTAGGCAAGCAGGAGCCGGGCGCTGTTGGCAAGCTCCGGGAACTCGAACGGTGTTTCTGCGGCGATACGTTGTATATCCTTCAGCATCGCGGCGCTCGCATTGCCGTCCTTCAGCATTGACCGGAAGGCCACGCCCGTCTGCTCCATGTTGGCGCTCATCTTCAGAGCGGCGGCGGCCACCCCGATCATTGGCAGTGTGACGGCGTAGGTGGCTGTGCGCCCGAATGACTCCATCGCCCGGCCCACGGTTGCCACCTGTTGCTTCGTGACTTCCATCTGCCTGGCGAACTGGCTGGCATCTGCGCCGATCTTGACGATCAACTCCGCTATGGTCATAACACCATCCCACCCGTCGCGAGGACGCTCGCTTTTACGAAGTCGATCACCTTGTCCTCATGTGGCTTTTCTGGCTCCTCGCGTTCACGGTCGCCGAACCATTCCCGTAAAAACGTCCCATAATCTGGAGTCTTGTCCTGTTCGCTGTGCGCGCAAGCAGTGATATATGCAGGGAGCGCCGCGCGATGGTTCTCAATTTCGTATCCCCACGGCTCAAGGTATTCCAGCGCCTGTAATTCCTTGATCTCGTCCCCCGTGAACCGTGAAAGTATCTGATGTACCGGGATACCCCACTTGAGGGAAAGCCGCACCAGGAACCGCCGGTATCGGTTCCGTCTCAGTTTTTTGCGGCATTCTCTATTGATTTCGGGGTCAGACCACAAAGCTCGGACGCTTCCTCAAACAGCATCGCGAGCAACCCCGCATCTGCTTTCCCGAGCACGTCCGCGTCAGATGGTTTGAACAGCAAATTACCGCCGCCATCGCACAGGCATCGCACGAGAAGCCGCGCCGTCATGTTCTTGTACTCTTCTCCGCGCTTTGCAGCGTCGGCGATCTGGAAGAACCATTCATCCTTTTCCGCGGCTGTCATGGCGCGAAGATAGACGGTCTTTCCGAACGCTTCGCAGAACACCCCTTTGATCTTGGGAGCCGCGTTCATAAAATCGGCGGCCACCGCTTCCTTGACCTCGGGTGCCTTGATTTCAGCAGGTGCTTTCATTTTTCCTGCACTCACTTTTTGCCTCCTTTGTGGTGTCAATCTTCTTCGGGCATGCGTTGGGATTGCGGCGGTTCCAATGCGTCCTGGAACGTCGGCCAGTCGGGGCGCTCACTGCATAACGCTTGCAGGCCTTCCCGTGCCATCCATTCCCGCCAGGCCACAGCGTTTCCGACAATGCGATAGAGTACCGTTCCGTCCGGTTGTACGTCCACTGTTTCGGTACGTGGATCCAATTCACCGTGAAGGCTGGCCATCGTATGGCGGGCCGCCTCAATTACCCTGGCTGCGTCCGTATCACCGGGCGCGAATATCAACCATGCATGGTGTTCCATCGGTTATGCCAACGTCGGAACACCGGTGAGCTTGTAGTCAAACCTGATTTTGAGCGTTTCACCGACGCTTGCCGTCGGCTCCGCGCCGGTCAGGAACCCGGAACAAGACCATGTGGTCGTCGAACCGGCTGCGTTTGGCCATGCGCATGAAATGCTCACGGCGGTGTCCGCGTAGAATCCGTAAAGCGCGCCTCCAGGCGCATATTTCTGCTGCGCATTGTCGGGAATGTACTCGCATTCCACCGTCAGCGATCCGGCGTCCTTCAATCCGGCGACGTACTGTTTCCAACCGCTGCTGTCAAAGCTGGTCACGTCCACTGTTTCGCGCCCCAAGCCCGTCCAGTTCACAGACTTCACGGCCGGCAGCACGACGCTATCCACAGTCACAGTTGGCTTGTTCTTACAAAGGATTCCCATCTTGGTTCCCTTCCGTTGATTTGGTTTACGTTACGTTATACGAGAACGTCACCGTCCCGCTTGTGATCAATTCAAAATCTGCCTCCAGGATTTCACCCGTCTGAGCCTTGGTATCAAACTTCGTCAACCGCGCCATGCCGCTCACTGTGCATGATCCGCCATCTGCCTCAGGGAGCGTTATGGTGAACGTCTGCATCTCCTGGTCGCTCGCGTGAAAGTCCGTCAATACGGAGGATTTGACAAGCATGGCACCGTCAACGAACGTCCCATGGTCGGTGCCGTTTTTCGTGTTTCCGCCGAAAAAGAATGTGAGTGTCTCCCCGGCTTCATCTGCGGTGAACGACTTGGTGACGCGCGTCCATTGTGAAGTACCGGAGAAGAAATCCGTGTGAAACAACCCTGTTTCTGATCCAGTGAGCGACCAATTCGCACCATTGATCGCGCCGTCCGTCGCGATGCAGTAGTACCACAGAGATGCATAATACGTCTCACCGCCTTCAAGGGTCACTTGTTGTTGAAATCCTTCTGTCGCGCCACCGGATGCTTCTTCCCAGTAGAACGACGTACCTCCATTATGTGATTGTGCTTGGCTTATGACGTGTACGTCCACGTCACCGGTCTCCGTCCATCCGTAGCACGTCGTTGCACCAACCGCCCCGGCGAAATCACCATTCGTGAGCAGGTTCCAGCAAGCAAGGTCTCCCAGCAGCCCGCCGTTTGCATAGAGGTGTGACGCGGCGTCCGGAGTATACAGCAAGGTCCCGGTAATGGACGTTCCGCCCTTGATCCCGGCGACGTATTCTTTCCATCCGCCCGTGCTGTCAATGGTCGTCACTTCTTTCGTTTCGCGAGCGTGGGAGAATCCGAGGGTCTTCAGCTTCCCTATGTTCACGCCCGCGATTGCGAGCTTCGTGTTATTTGCCGCGACAATCATTCCCATCGTCTTGTCCTCGCTCAAGTGAGAGTATCCACGTGAATCCTGAATCTGCACTGACCGTGTACGGTTTCACCGTCCAATTCTATGAACTCCACGCCGTTGTCAATCAGCAGGCATCCCCTGAACGTACAACCGGTTATGGTCAGAGAACCGCCAGCCAGAGTGTTGATGATTTGCCGACGAATGTCCTTGTTGGTGACGGTCCCTGCAGTCTTGTAATCCGTGGTATACACGTCGACAGTTACGGTGAGCCACCGTTGTGGCGTGTTGAAATCATCGTCCCAGGTCTCCACGATATTGTTGCAGACGATGTACGGCGCGGTTTGCCCGTCGTACGGGTTATCAACCACTGGCACCGTCGCGCCGCCGGATGTGACCTGCGAGGTAAGCGCGGCTTTAACCGCCGCCTGAACGTAGAGCTGGACAGATTTACCTGCCATTATGGTACCGTCCCGCCTGCAACCGGTAACGCGTACGC